TTGCAAGACTTCCCAGAGAGAAGTCGTCCAGCGTGAGCAGCTTCCCGGCCGTGCTCGTTAGCCCTGCGCCTTCCCCGGCAGACGTGCCGAGGGTTCCGAGCATTTGTCCGGCTTTTTCCCAGATAGCCACGTTTTCGTTGTGGTATCTCTTATCGAACGAGATCACCGCCTCCATGCCCGCCTCGCCTGCGATTGATACGCCGTCGGTAAAGCCGCCGGTTGCAAGCATTGGTATGGTGGGAATATCGATCCCGAAGGTGTTTCCTCCCACGATTGGCACCCAGTCTGGTATTGTTACGCTGATACTGTTCAGCGCTCCGATCGCCTTGTTAATCAGGCCGATCACGGCGTTGATCGGTGCCTTCACGATAGCCACGAGGCCGTCCCAGAGGCCGCCGAACACTTGCACGATCCCGTTCCACGCTTGGCTCCAGTTCCCGGAAAATACGCCGGTGATGAAGTCGATCAAGCCCTGAAAAATAGAGGTTAGGCTCTGAATGATAGGCTGGATCGCCTGAATGGCTGCACCGAGCACGGAGGTGATGATGTTCGCCACCGCCGAGAGGATCGGCATAATTGGCTGTAAAATGGTCGAGATCAGCGTTGCGAATATCTCAATAAGCGGCTGGATCGCTGCCATGATGAGGTTCAGGATCGGCTCCACCAGTGAAATAATAAGGTTCAAAATAGGCTGCAATAGCGAGATCACCATGTTAAGGATCGGCGTCAGCGCGTTGAGGATTTCCACAAGCACCGGCAGCACGGCGCTGATTATCTGCGTTATGATCGGCAGTATCGTGTTGATTAGCTGGATCAGGACGGGCAGCACGGCCTCCACGATCTGAGTGATGATCGGGAGAATGGCCTGCACGAGCTGGAGCAGCACCGGCAGCACGGCCTCAATTATCTGCATAACGAGCGGCAGCAGTTGGTTGATAACGTCCACCAGAACGGTGAGCACGCTCTCAATAATCTGCGTTAGCACGGGGAGCAGTTGGTCGATCAGGCCGATAATAACCGGCAGCAGCTCAGAAATGAGCTGGATCAGGATCGGAAGCACGGCCTCGGCTATCTGCCCGAAGGCGGTCAGGACGGTGCTTGCTATTTCCGAGATCAGCGGCATGAGCTGGTTCAGCATGTCGCTGATTTTGCCGCCCAGCTCCGAAAAGCTGCCTTGCAGTTCCTCCCATACGGCCGTCACATTGTTGCGGAAGTCCTCGTTTGTTTCCCATAGGTACATAAAGCCAGCAGCCAGCGCGGCCACTATGGCGATTATTGCAAGCACGGGGCCGGGTATATCAGCGATCGCGGTTTTGAAGCCTGAGAAGGCCCCGGAGATTTTGCTGATCTGGCCCACGATTGAGCCCCATTTCATAGCGGCGATCACGGAGCCGATCGTCCCCAAAATTATGCCGACTTCTGGCAGGTGGGAGAGCAGCCACTCGACTGCCGGGCCCACGCGCTCGTTGACGAAGTTCACGGAGTCCTTAATGGCAGGCGTCAGCTTTTCAGCGATTGGCTGCACCACTTCGGCCTTGACAGTCCGGCCCAGCTGGGAGAGCGAGCTCTCCAGCGTGTCGTAGGCGGCGCTGTCCATTTGCGCCATAGCGTCCGAGGCGCTGTTTATGGCCCCCTCCGTGTTGGAGAGGGCGAGCACCGCCTCTTGGCCCAGATCCTCGTACATAGTACCCAGCAGGCCCACGCCTATGTTGTAGCCTTCGGTCGTGGTTTCGAGCCCGTCGAGCTCATTTACCAGCATGTTAAACACTTCTTTGGCGCTGTCGCCGCCTTTGCTCCAGTCCTCTGATACCTTTTCCCATGAAAAGCCGAGGGCCTCCACGGCGTCCTTTGCGGATCCGTCGCTCATTCTTATGTTGAACTCCTTCACCGCGTCGCCGAGCTTATCGACGCTCCATGTGCCGGACTCGACGCCGTTCGCCAGCATGTTGAACATGTCGTCGGCGCTGTACCCGGCGTTCTTAAATTGGACGCTGTACTCGTTGATCGTGTCCAGAAGGTCGTCGTTTTGGTTGAGCCCTTTCTGTGCCCCCTGCACTATGAGATTGAAGGCTTGATCGAAGGTTATGCCGAATTGATCCACGAGGCTGTTCACGCCCCGCATACTCTCCTTGATGTCGAAGCCGAACACGTCCTCCAGTGCGATCGCGTTCTTGGTTACGTTCGCCAGTGAAGCGTTGTCGAGGTCGTCCGTCATTTGGATCACGGTGCTGAGCTTCTCGGAAACGTCGCCGAGGCTCTCGCCATAGTTGGCGTTGTAAACCTCGTACATTACGTCCTCGAAGCCTTCCATTTCGGAGGACGTGGCCCCGGTTCTTGCCTCCAGCATAGCCAGAGCGCTGTCGCCCTCGGTTGCCAGCTCCTTGAAGGCGTCCACCGCCTTGCTGATTGCCTCCGTTGCAAGGTTGGCAATAACATTTTTCAGCACGGTGTAGCCTTCGCTGGAGTCCTCGGCCTGCTGCCCGGCGTCCTCCATAGTGTCGCCGAGCCGGTCGGCTGCCCGCTCTGCGTTTTCAAGCTGCTGCCGGTTCTCGCCCAGCTCTCCAGACAAGCGGCTGATCCGGCCCGCGAGCTCTTGGGCCTCGTCGGAGCTTTCGCCTTGTTCGAGCACGAGGTTGGCGTATTCCCTTTGCAGTGCTTCGAGATCGCCCTGCTGCTTGCTTATGGTGCGCTGCAGCGCCTCGTATGCGTCGGCGGTGTCGTCCTGCGCGTCGATCAAGTCTCTGGCGGCCCGTTCGGCCGCTTCGAGGGTGTCGCGGTTTTCGTCCAGCTCGTCGCTCAGGTCTTGGATCCGGCTGGCGAGCTGCCGGGCCTCGTCGGAGCTTTCCCGGCCGCTCACGATATAGTCAGCGTATCCGCGTTGCAGGCTCCTGAGCACGGACTCCTGAGCGCCGATTTCGTCGGCCAGCCTTGCGGCAGCTCCGGCGCTTTCCAGCGTTTCCTCGCTCATTTCCTCCAGCCGGTCAATGGCCTGTCGGATCGCCTGCTGTAAAGAAGGGCTGAGGGTACCGGCGATTTCGATTGTAGATTGTAAAGTCCTGCCCGCCATGCGTTCACCTCCTTTGTTGGTATTGAAAAAGGGCATGAAAAAACCGCCTCGGTTTCCCTTGGCGGTTCAAAATACCGTATTCTTTTTAACTGTTACTTTCTGGAATAATATCCGCGCTGTATTAGTTGGTTTGTGACATCATCAACCGGCAAAATTGTTTGCAAAAGAGGGATCTTTTTCGTTTCTCCGTTTTCCGGTTCAAAATATAGTTCATAATCAAATTTCCGGTGCAGATAATAGTGAATCTTTCGCTTGCTGTAATATGGGGAAACGTCAACAAAAATCCAACTATCAAAGAGTTCTTTTGCCTTTTCGCTCAGGTTTTCCCAGCATATCTGTTGAAGCGCGTCCTTTTTAGCTTTCGGATCATATGCTACACCTTCCTGATCTAATAATTGGGTTATTTCGCTCTTTCTGGGCCAGATAATTTGTCGATCGTCTGGCTTCGTTTCAATCACAAGGCCGGAGCGTATAAGCTCGTCAATGCCATGGTATTTGAATTGGAAACGTAGGTTTTGGTTTGTATTTCCGGCGATTTGAAGCAGCACTTTCTGGGTATTCTCGGACAAACCTTCCACAATATCGATCGTTTCCGTCAAGAGTACCCGATCTTTGTACGGAGTCGGAATTGCGGCGGTATCAGTGGTTGCTGTTTCTTCCAGAACGCCGAGCTCGATTGCGAGCCGGTAAATATGTTTACATGGCAGTTTACTGCGGCAGAAGTCACCGCATGGGCAACTATCTAAAAATGTTTCATATCTTCCGTGGCTTCCTTGGAAGTAACCGTACATGTCCGTAGTATCAACTTTGATAGGCGTTAGCTTTGCTGATTTCGCTGATATAATCCGTTTCGCTGCGTAGTCCGTCGTGTGCGTTTCTGCACTCCATGTCTTTTCCCAAAGTTTTTTTGCCTTTACATTATTCATAAAAGAGCCTCCTATGTCTTAGTCATATTTGGGATATTATAACATGGTGGACGACGGTTATCAATCGCTTTTATTCGCCTTTTTATGGGAATGGGATCACCTCCGTTTCACATGCTTGGGCTTTCGGCCTATCGGCGGCCGCTTTTTTTCTTGGCGCTTTCGTTCCTCCGCGAGATCCTCGGCGGCCTCCGCGTATTCCAGAATAAAGTCGGTTACTCTTTTTCTTTCGAGGTCGGCCGTGCTGGTGTGGTAGACTCTGGCGTAGTCTCGGTAGGCTCGCCGGAGTCGTTTTCCTGTTGTCCCTGCTCCGACGTGAGAATAAAATTTCTGCCGATCGCCATTACCTCCACAACGTCGCGCCCCTTGATTCGCTCCACGTCGGAGAAGTCATAGG